GGACCATTTTGTACGCCCACCCAACAGTCCCAGGAAAACTTACGGAAGTTCGTCCACAGCACGATCTAGCAATTGCGTTCACGACCGTTCGGCACGAAAGCACTGGCCAAATCGCTATTAGAATCGTACCTGGAAATTTCCACCTAGAGTGGATGCACGACGTATCCGCAGACAACCCATCTGACGGAGACATCATACAATACAAGAACTCAAGCAGCCTCTGGACAAAATCGTCCGTTGCTGCCGCAGGGATCGCTGCAAGCACCCACACGCACGACTACGCGGCTGCTGTGCATACCCATCCACAGAGCTCAATCACCAACCTCGTCACCGACCTTGGGACCATCAACACAGCGGTCACAAGTGCCCAAACAACTGCAAATACTGCCAGCACAACTGCAACCAATGCAGTCCCAAAGAACACCGTTACCACAAAGGGCGACATCATCGTCGGGTCTGCGGCAAGCGCGGTGGCACGCCTCGGTGTTGGAACCGATGGTCAGATCCTTACCGCTAGATCTACAGCAACCAACGGCGTTGCGTGGGAAGCAGCGGCTGGTGGATCTAGTTCCATCTCCTTCAGCACGTACACCGTATCTTCTAACTTCGCCTCCACGGACAAGGACAAGATTGTCCAGGGAAACTCCACTGCGGCAATTTCTTTGACCGTGACTAGCACGATTGGACTTGCCGATGGGGATCAGATCCACATCCTCCAGACGGGTACTGGACAGGTAACTATTGCTGCTGGCGCTGGGGTAACGATTAACTCCGCCCTCGGTCTAAAGCTACGCGCACAGTGGTCAAGCGCCACGCTTATTGAGAGGTCCTCAAACGTGTGGGTACTCATCGGAGACTGCGAAGCGTGATCCCAGGGGTAGTTGGATCTAGTCAGTATGTTGTTCCTGCGAGCAGCCTTAAAGAGGTTACGTTTGGGGACGCAACGTCCGTTGGAGTCTACCAGGTTGCGTACGACAAGGCAGACTACTTCGTTTACGACTCAATTCCATCAGACCTTATGGACGCAACTCCGTTCGTAACTAACACATTTACTGATTTTGATACAGCGACATTAAATTCTACAACGAACAATAACAACAACGCAACATACGAAAACGGAAGATTTTTCTTCTGCAATTTCGGAGCGAACGCAATCTACTCATTTACAAACTCTTCTGGAACTATATCAACAGCATCAGTAACTGGAATTAGGGTTGTAAAATGGGTTCCACAAATGAGTGCCTGGGTTGGTGTCGGTACCTCTGGGGCCGTTGCAACATCAACAAACGGAACAACCTGGACCGCAAGAACGTCAGCAGGGACAAGCAATTTTAATACGCTTGAAACAGACGGAACTACGCTTGTTGCAGCAGGACAGAATGGCGTAATGTATTCAACCGTAAGTACAAATCCAGCATCAATAAGCTGGACCGTAAGAACTAGTTCATTTGGGACAAACGGCATTAGGACAGTTCGCTATTCTGCAATAAGCACAAACTCAAACAGGTGGGTTGCGTCTGGTGAACTTGGAACTGTTGCATACTCAACCAACGGAACCACCTGGACACAGAAAACAACTGGAATCAGCACATCGGTAGATGCCATTGGCGCAGTATACCATATGGGCAGGTGGATTGTGAATAATGTGGTTGCATCTGGAAATACCGCCCAAGTAATAAGAAGTAATACAAACGATCCATCTGGGTCCTGGACAGTTGTTTCATCCACGCAGCCGCCAAACGCCACAAGGCTCTTTTCAGACGGTAAATATATTATGTGGGTGACATACGGTGGAAAGCTCAGGTACTCAAGATAATGTATAGCTATGAAATTACTGAAGATTTTAAGGCTATTGTTTACGCTCCATCTGGAGAAATAATTAACAACCCAGGACCGTGGATCAGCGCCGAGGAGGCTCAGGTATGGGTGTCCGCGTATGTCAATGGCCTTAACGATGGTTCAATCCCGTGGCCAAAAGTAGAAAATGACTGAGCTGGCCCCCGTCCTGACTGGTTGCCACGTTTGCCGAAGCCCGCTTGTTGACGCGATCAACAAAAAGATGAAGGACGGAGTTCCAGACATTGCTATCGCAACGTGGCTCAAAGACGCTGGGCACTACGTTAGCCGCATCACACTCGGAAAGCACAAGCGAGAGCACCTAACAGAGCCGCACGAGCGCCTACGTCGCAAGGCTGTTGAAGTCCTTGAAAAGCAGGCCAAAACAATTAAGGGCTCTGGTGACCTCGCCAATCTCGTCAGGGATTATGTGCACTCCGCAGTTGAGCAGGGCGTAATGACGCCAACACTCGCAGAGGGTCTGCGGGCCCAAGAAATGATTGACCGACGCCAAGAGAAGGGTGCAGATCGCGAGATCGCTCTCACGCTCGCTGGAATCCTTGGAGGAGAGGCCACGTATGCGGTTCTTGAAGCCAAAGAGGTTAAGGAAATTGAAGGATAACGAAGAAGTACTGGAGGACTGCGGTGCCTAACCTTAAGATTCGGTCACAACTTGACCACGTAGAAGCTGGCGGCATTCTAGACGACTGCGGACCATCTAGCGCAGCCTGCGCGGCATCCTGGGTTCTTGGAAAAGACATTACCGCAGCCGAAGGCATTAAGGCCAAGGAGAAGGCCACAGGATTCAAGGAGAAGCAGGGTGTTAGCGACAACGGGTCAAGCCTATGGGATCTAGTCAAGACTTGCAAGGTACTTGGCGTCAACGCAAGATACGCGAGGGACTGGGACGACTGCGTTGCCAGTATAAAGAAAGGTGCAGCACTCATTATCAACGTGGACGCGGCGAAGAACTACCCACCACAAGCAATCAGCGCGTGGCACAAGAGGTTCGTCGGACGTCATAAGGGTGCGACATATGGACATATGGTGGCTGCTGCGTGGTGCGAGGACCACGGGTTCCAGTTCGCGGACCCAACATTCATCGGTAAGGGTAAGGAAAAGTTTGCCGTCACCGTGACGGAAAAGGATCTGAAGGCAATCGCCTCAAGCAAGGGTGACGCTCCGTTTAAGCGGTGCATCATCGTAAAGAAGTAGGAGATACTATGAGCAAGTTAACACAGGCAGTTCTCGCATCTTGGGGTCGCTCGTTCCTCGCAGCCTGCCTCGCGCAGTTCATCGCGCTTGGTGGTGGTGCGTTCAACTTTGACACTGATGGGTGGAAGTCCATCGTATCCGCTGGACTCGCAGCCGTTGTTCCTGTCGTTATCCGCTGGCTGAACCCAGAGGACAAGGCGTTCGGGGTAAAGTAATATGGCAAAAAAGAAGAAGAATCTAGTCACAAGCATTGCGGATGTCGCAAAGCTGTACGCCACCCGTAAGGGCGGTGACGTGGCCGCAACGGACCTGCGGGATTTTACTGAATGGAAGAACTTCGGACTGAACGATTTGATGGAAGGCGTATTTGCTAAGACTCAACAGGGTGCCACAAAGGTTGGCGTCTACCTTACCCAAAAGCAGGCAAAGAAGTTCTCTAGTGTTGTTGACTACGCAAAGAGCCTAGGGGTTGATGTCGGAGTGGCCAAGGCTGGTATGAAGAGCCGACCATATGACATCTCCGTCACTGGCAAAGCTGGATCAGGTCAGAATCTTCCTGGTAGACTAGGCGGGGGAACCAGGACTCCAGCAACCCCAGCAGGAGATGACTCCTCAAGCATTGCCAACAAGATTATTAATGAAATTGGCAAGAAGCGAACTAAGTACGGAGACTATTGATTTGAAGACAGCAGCGTGGCAGCGTAAAGAAGGACAAAATCCTAAGGGCGGTCTTAACGCAAAGGGTCGGGCCTCGTACAAGGCACAGACTGGTGGCATTCTAAAGGCCCCAGTCAAGAGCGGAGACAATCCGCGACGTGCCTCTTTCCTCGCAAGAATGGGAAATTCTCCAGGTCCTGAACGCGATGCGAAGGGGAAGCCGACCCGACTCCTTCTGTCGCTTCAGGCCTGGGGTGCAAGCAGCAAGGCGGATGCTCGCTCCAAGGCCAAAAACATCTCTAGTCGCCTCAAGGCGAAGAAGTCTTGAAGCAGCTTACAAGTGAAGTCGCCATTGATCTGGCTCGCGGCAGAAACGACATTGAGTTCTTTGCTCGTCGTTGGCTTGGCATTGAGGGGAATCCTGGGCAAGTAGCCTGGTGGAAGGCGTGTGCTGAACGTGACGAAACGGGATACAGGCCAAGGTACATCACGACGGTCGTGTCGGCAGGCAACCGTGCAGGAAAGACTCTTGCTATGGCTGTTGTGTGCCTCCATCACGCGCTATATAAACTAGGACTACAGAACCCAAAGCCAGGTGACCCAGACTCCTACCGAAGGTGGCTAGACGCTCCGTACGAGTGGTACCACGTAGGAATCCAGCAGGAAACCGCGGAGCTCGTCTTCAGGGAGATTGAGTCCATCCTCTCCAGCGCCCACCCCGCGCAGCGAGGCCGCGGATGTGCTATAATCAAAGAACTGGGCAAGGTAATTGACACCCAGAAGAAGTACCGAGGCGAGTATGCCTGGGTCAAGTTCAATCCAGTGGTTGGTGGAGCAAGCATCCACTTCCGAACCACCCAGGACCGAGCCAAGGCTCTCCTCGGTAAGGATATGAACGGCGTCTCATTTGACGAGGCGGCCTTTGAGCCACACCTCGTGATGATTTACCAAGAGGTTCTCAACCTCCGCCGACTTTCTACTGGTGGACCACTTCACTTTATTGGAACACCGAGCGAGGGAATCAACGACTATGCAGAGCTCTGGGAGCGTGGAAACACGGAGAACCCAGCGCGTGACGAGAAGTTCATTTCCTTCCGACTCTCCACCCGCGACAACATCGGGTACGGCCTGACGCAGGATAACTTTGACGACGTGATCCGCCAGCAGGCAGAGTACCTAATCCCACAGAACATTGACGGGTACTTCATTGAAGCCCGTGATGCATTCTTCTGGAGCCAGTCAATCCTCGCGGCATACAAGACGCTTGAGGACGACGTGAAGCCAGTACGCAACCATCGCTACATCCAGGGCGTGGACCCAGGCATCTCGCACGACGCGACGTGGGCCATCACGCTAGACATCACCAGCCGCACAAAGATCCGAGGCGTTCGTATTCGTAAGCGCGGCGGTAAGCAGAGCATCTCAGCGGTCGTGAATATGGTTCGCGAGGGACATCTGCTCTACAGCCAGGACGGAGCCTTTTGCACCACCATCGTGGATTCCACGGGGCTAGGTGGCAGGCTCTTCCAGCAGGAGTTTTCAATGATCCGCCCACTCCGAGGGTTTGACTTCGGAGGGACCAAGTCCAAGAAGGTTGAACTCCTTAATGACCTTAAGGCGGTAATTGACAAGGGTCAGCTAGAGCTTCCTATGGGCGGTCCTTGGGACGAAATGAAGCGACAGCTTCTTTCATACAGACTAGATGACAAAAAGCTAGAACAAGACGCAGTAATGGCATTGGCAATCGCGGTGCGGCACGCACTGCGGAATCCTGAGAAGGGCGTAGAGAATCCGTCCTTCACCTATTTTGGAGCAAGTGACTGATGGCAAAAGTTCGTAAGATCCCAGCGGCCTTTGAGGGCACACGGGCAATCCCAGCTCAGTATACGACTGACCCAGACATCGCAACGCCAGAGCAAATCTCTTCTATTGGGAAGTCTCTTGAGAAGGCCGCCCGCGTAAGAAGGGGCGAGGTTCTTCGCAACCCAGTGGAGAAGGGCAAGCCAATTGCCACATCACCAGTCAAGATGAACATCTTTGCTGGCAACATTGTTGCCGCACCGAATGGCGCGCAGAACAAGTCAGTATCCTCCAAGGCAAACCTGAACTTTGGCGCAAACATCTCGGCAGACCAGAGCAGCAGGGCACCAGGTTCATTCCAGGCTGGACTCCGTGGTGGCCAGGGGACACTGCGCATTCAGCCGAACGTTGAGAAGCTGTCGCCATCAGAGGCAGCTGCGCTCAAGATGCTTGAGTCGTCACTGGTTGCCAGAGAGCTTGATCCAAAGCAGAACGACGACTACACGCTTCTTCAAGAGATTCTCGGACGAAAGCAGCTGGTTGATCCAGAGCAGAACCGACTCAAGTCGCTGTTCCGACGTATGGACAACCTATACCACCCAGAGACGATGACGCTCGGTGGTGCAGACCACTGGTCGGAAGATCCAAGCGCCCGCCTCGCTGGTCGCGCCCA